TCTTAGTTTTTGGGCTACTAAATTCTTTTCATTGTCATAGTAGTTTGCAACTTGGCATGGTCTTCCAAACCAAGAGCCAACTTGATAGTTAAATTTTTGTGTTGTTGCTAAATCTATTTTTCTTTTGGGTAATGGTGAAATCTCACCTTTAATAAAATCTGTATTCTTCTCTGTTGGTGTTTGTGTATTCAATGTGTTTCCTTTTGTGTGTTTGTTGCACGAAAAACAGTAAGCATGAGTATCGTAAACAGCATTTGCATCACTGCTTCCGCAGCTATCACAAGGACTATGGTATAGAAATTCACTTTCAGTTTCAGTATGGTTCATAATATAATAATTTTTAAAGTTAGGTTTGGGGTAGTTTCAGTCTCCCTCTACTACCCCTCAAACAAACACTATGTCAGTAACTCTGAAACATCAAAGTTAGGACATAGAACGGAGTTAGCCACATCTCTGTGACCTAAAACGCTGACTGCATACTGTTGTTTCAATTCTTTAACAAGATTTACCAACGAGGTATATTGTTTGAAAGTATAGTTACAGTCAGCCTTATTTTCTACGGACTTGCCCCCTATCAGGCAAACACCAATAGAATTTTTATTAGTAATGTCAGGATTACCTTCAACATGAACTCCTGATAAAAGAATGTCTCTACCTTCTTGAACTGTACCGTCACGTTTAATAACGTAGTGGAACGCACAAGAAAATAAACCTTTCTTTCTGTGTTCTGTATCTAAATCCTTAACATCTAAATTCTCTTTTGGAGCAGTGTGACTTGAATGTATTATAACGTAAGAAGTTTCTTTTCTTTGATTACTCATATCCACTCCAGTGGTATGTGTTTATCTGCATGTTTAAAACCATACTTATCGCACCACATAGCGTAAGTCGTTGCAGATTTTTTAGATATTCTACTTCTTGAATTACTAAAAATAAATCTAATGTCTAATTTTGGGTGCTGTTCTTTTATTAATCGCATCTTCTGTCTATCAGCAGAGGTAAACAAACCTTTTGTTTCTATGAAGATGTCTTGGTCTAACAGATGAAAGTCAGGGGTGTAAGTATGGGACTTCTCAGGTTTAGTATATTTCAACTTAACCTTTTCATATTCATACTCAACACTATTAGCTTTTAACTCTTGTGAGATTGCTATTTCTAGCCCTGACCTAAAGCCATACTTTAAACCGACTTGACTAAAAGTCCGTATTTGTTTCTGGCTGTACTTCATTTTCAAATGTTTTATCTACTGCAGGTGCAACGTAACCATCTTCAACTTTGTCAAAACCATGACCTGCTGAATTTGCGTTTCCGCCTTCAACTAATTTAGTTATCTGCACTGCTCTTAGTCTTAATGAAACTCCTGCACCTGCCATTGCCGTAAAGTACGGTATCAACTCAGCAGATACTTTCATCTCACTCCCAGACCAGATATTAATATCAGTCATAGGTTTACCTTGACTATCAAAGATTGCAACTTTATTTGGAATAACTTTTCCATCTTTAGTTATAATTTTTGCTTTAGTTTTGAATTTAAAAATTACATTTCCAGTTGGTTTTCCATCAATGTATTCTTCTTCAAAAGGTAAGTTTGCTTGTTTAACTTCTTTGCCTTTAGATTTATCTGCACCTAAAGCAATCGCTTTCTTAACTTCCTCAGTAATGCTCTTAGTGATTGATAATCCCTCTTTTGCATTAACAATTAAGTTTGTCTTATAATGTCCTGTCTCATCAAATTTTGTGTCAGGGACATTCAACCAACAAAACTGCGATACACCTACTGGTGTCACAATTTTTACATAGTTTGTTTTACTCATCTTCGTCCTTTGTTATGGGTTCTACTATCTCTCCGTCCATTACTCGTGCCACTAGAACATCTAATGGTTGGTAATCGGCAGGATAGTCTTTGTCGTATTTTCTACTCATTCTCATCTCCTCTGTGCTTGTTGTTTACTATGATGGGTACTTTTATTTATGCAAAGAAAAACTTAGCTTTCTCTAATACATTAATATCTAATGAACCTTTTTCAGGAACATCAGGTAAAGTTTCCCTTAACTTTTCAGGTAGTTGTTTTTCAACATCATCTTTAAAGTCTTGCAGTACATTAAAGTCAGTGAAAGTTTTAATAAAAGCCTTTCTAATACTTTCATTTAACTTATCAATGTCACACGCATTTGTGGCATAACTGTCATGCACATTACAGAAATTTTCTATTCCTGCTTCTTTTGCAATATTAACCATCTCCATCATGCACGAACCATCTAGTCCATGAACAAAATTTGGAGCAACTGCATTCTTCATTCTTAACTTATCAGTCAAGTCAGTTTCAGTATTAATACGAGGTTTAATAACTTCTCCCATTAACATTGCTTTAACTCTTTTAGATTTCATTTCAGGATAACTTTGAAATATAGGAAATCCAATAGGCGTTGACCAAGTGATTGGTAATTGTTCTTTAGACACAATCTTAGCTATGTCTTGAAGGAACTTCATACCACTTCTAGCAGACGTTAAGTTGTCTCCTATGCTGTCCCATATAATGCCAGATAAATAACTAGCAGGTTTGAACATATCATTCTCAAATGGGTGCATTTCTCCTTTGTCTTTTCTTTTAGTTAAATCTTCTACCACAAAGTCTGTGCAAGAAAATCTAGTTGAACCATAACAGATAGTCATAATACTTCTTTTAGTAGTAGTACGCTTAACTCCATAGTCTAACCATGTTTGAGCATAAGGTTTGCCTTCAGCTACATCTAATTTAAGTTTTGCATTAACTGTGTCTGCTACTAACTGGTAGATGTCTTGTGGTGTTTCAGTAGGTAATAAATTAACCATCTTACCTGCTTTTTCATCTTTAAGCATTAAAGAATAAATTTGAAGACCATTACATGAACCATCAACATTAACAGGTATGTAAGAAATAAAGCCTTCACCTTCTTTTAGGTATTTAGCCCATTCATCACAGAACGCTAAAAATTGAAAAGCATTTGCTGCGTTTTCCCATTGTCTATTAGTCAAAGGGTCTTCAGCACAAGCCACAATCATAGCTTCATTATCTTTAGTCCACTTTTCTCTAGCTTCAAATGTTATCTTATCTTCTCCAAACATATTAGCACCATGCACAGCTAACCAGAATACACCTCTGTTTGCAACAGTGATAGGTTTACCTTTAGCAAAGTTCAACAATGCTTTAGCACCATTGATAGATTGATAGTTTAAGAAAGCAGGTACACAGTATGCTCTACCTCTAAAGTCTAATTGTATTGGAAAGAATAAAGTGGCAAAATCTTTAAACTTATCTGCTAACCAAATTATTTTTGCAAACAATAACCTTTTAGAAAACATACGGTTATTCTCTGTGTGAATAATTACAGCTTCTTTCTTCCACGCTTTTCTACTAACTTCATCAGTATCAATATTGTGTGGCTTATTAGGTATCTCTTTATTTTTAGTTGGTGGCATTCCACCTATAGCAATTCCTCTGTCCCACGCTTTCTTCATTACATCTAATATGAACGGATTAATCTTATAAGCTGTGGATTGCATAGCGTTGACTGCACTATAGACCTTCGGCATTTCATAGTTTTGTAACTCTTTTTGAAATAACTTTTTGCCTAATCCATGTTGTTTAACCAAATGCAATTCAGGCAACTCTTTAGTCCAATAGCCACCACCTATTGTGCTTTCCCAAGATTTACAAGGCATTACAGTCGGCATATATTCTGGATTTAGAAGTTCATTAAAAGTATTTCTCTCTTTAATCCAATCTCTAGTTTTCTGGGTCTGTTTGATAACTTTAGTTTTCTTATGCTTAACAGTTTCAGTCTTAATTTCAATCATACCTGTGGCATATATCATAAGTTCAATCAAACGAAGTCCAACGTGTAATTTCTCAGGTGTTGTCCATTCTTCCCACTTCATTACTTCGTCTCGTTTAGCACTCTCTTTTAGTTTTCTTCTTTTATAAGTATAGTTCCAACTTCTTCGGTCTAAGTCTTGACGTACTGTTTGATAT